GGAGAGATGACCCACTGTAACGCAACTCCGATTGAACATGCGTTATAGGACTTTATCACTAAAGCCTCTGGGTCCAGCTATAAAAATTGTGACTCCTTTGAATTTAAAAATTCCTCGGCCTAGGCCGAATGAAAAATATTCAAGTTATCAAAACTTCATTCGGCTAGAACCCGGTCGCCCATTTAAGGACGCCCACCTCGGCCACAGAGGTGTATTTTATTTTGTTCGTACCACTTAAGGTACAGGTAGCACAGGTGCATACCTTAATGGAGGACAACCAGTGAAGAAATACGTAGTATAATCTTCACCACCAGCAATATATGCCTCCATATGTATGTTTGCTTTGGTCTGCTGACTGATATATGTAACTTCAACATTAAAAATATTGTCATAACCATAACGATCACGATTAGGCGTTGTCCAACTAATTCGTTTTCCAGGGTGAAACCGAAAATTATGCATATATGGTATCTCGAGTTCTGCAACATTATTAACAGTTCCAGAAGATATAGCACCACCAGCTAAATCAGTCACATTTTGGTGTTGAAATGCTCCTGCCACTTGCTTATAGACATAATAATTGTTTAGAACGGAAGAAGTACCTGTATTAGTAATGGTAGTATCATTTCGCTGAAGATAATTTCTTTTACCATCACGAGACGTACCCCGCTCTGCGTTAATTCTAACAGAATCACCATTACCACCAATAGGTACAAGTTTCCAACGAACTGAACCACGATGGCCCTGGAAAGCTAATGTAACCCAGTGCAACCATGTCATGTTCACAACATTCTCAGTAGTATCACCTGTAGATGGCAGATTTGTTAGACCAGCACCGCTACCACGATAAGGTGGAAATGCAGGAAAACGCGCATTTGATTTCATCAATTCAGTATTTGCAGTATCAGTGAAATTCAGTGCTAAGCTAACATATCTAGAGTAACGTTTAAGTAAAGACCTAAACGACACAATACGTTCACCAGTATAAATCTGATTTAAATTGGGACTAACAATAGTTGCTCCTAAATCTTTTGATGTCTGCTGTAATGGCATATCAACTTCATTATCGTCAATTTTGTCAGCTTTCATTTCACCAGATTGTGGTTCAAAAGCAAAACCAAGAGATTCAACAGCGTAATCTTTAATTGAATCATCAGGAACAAACACTTGAAAATCTTCGCCTGCAGATACATAACACATAACTTGTACGTCATTAGTGGCTGCATTGGATGGTGTAGTGAGTTCATTGACAACATAGAGACCAACAACTCCATTTCCCACAAACTTTTCCTTAGCTGCATACTGAGTGGTAGAAAAACATTCAGTTACAGCATTCAGACCAGGATAAAAATGTCCCATTAAAGATGTAGGTTGTGATGCTGTTGTTGTCACAGTAAAATCAGTTGTATTAGCAATATCAATGATATGAGAATAATTAGTAATCATATCATCTCCATTAGCACCTGAATCTAATGTTAACCAATTAGGATCATAAACAACACGCAATCTACCCTTATGATAAGCAGAGCAAACAATTTGAAATCTAAATTTCAAAGTGCCTGTCCAATACAAGAAAGGTAGAGATGCATATCCAACTGCGGTCAAATGCTTAAGCACACCACCTGCTCCTGATTCATCCCAAATAGTAGGTTGAACTCTTACATTAAACAATAAATCACCAACTACATTAGCTCTACCCCATGTAAAGTTAGTATAATAACTTTCTATTTGGGCAATACTAGAAATTTGTAATGGGTCACTAGGGCCCAAACCAGATATTCTAGGATCAATAGAGAGCTCCTGTTTATCATCTAAAGTTAATTTAGCTGATCGATCTGGAACATTTGTAACAGCAAGAGACGAAGTAGCTTCAGGTTTTACTGGATCAGGCGCTTTGGTAACGTTAGGACGACTAAGACCAATGGCTTTAGCCACCATAGCCGTTCCTTCAGCAACCTTAGATGTAGCACTTGCATAGGGCCCAATAACTGGCACATTCGACAACATACTGGCAATACCAGCTATCTTAGTCGCAGGACCAGAAATCATACCCTTCATATTTGCTTCATCAACTTCGTTACCACTCTGAGGTTCAAAACCAGATTGTGGCTGTAAGTTAGCAGACTGCACAGATGTCGGTATAGCGACTTCCACATCTTCCATCCAAGCAAAAACAGTGACTGTTACATCATCTGTACCACCATTAGCATGACGAAGCGGTGTCAATGATCTACATTGGAGATTACCTAATTCTAGCCAATCTCGCGCTGTAATAGACACATAATCCTCATGATAAAAGAATGGTAAACATAATTGACCACCTTGTTGTGTAGTTGGATTAATAAATATATGTGGTAATTGTGATTGCTGAACTAAATTGGCTGCATCTAAACTAGAAAATCCAGATAAATCATCATAACGATGTAAAGGCATATATGATACCAATATACGTCCATAATGAAAACCTGTTCCAGATACAACAAATTTAACACACATTTTACCACGTAAGATATTAAAGAATGATATCCTATTATTAATGCGCGTATTATTACCAAAGTAATCATCCCAAGGATTTATATCAGCATCAAAAGCTCCTCCAACTTGCCATTTATAAGCATTAAGCTTAATTGGACGTTTAAGAAAATCTTTATATGATGCTATACGTTCATCCCTGGATTTTCGTACGTCATCAACAAAATCGTCTATCTTATAAGTGTAACCAGTATCCTGATCACTAAAAGTCATTTGTTGTTGACGCATCTCATTATCTTGCTGTGGTGACATCAAAGCAGCATTATGTGGTGTGTTGTTAGTAACTTCCATACCTGAATGCGGCTCAAATCTCGCACAAAAAGATTGAGGTACGAGGAGAGTAGCATAAACCCTATCATTATAAGAGACTATATTACTAGCTACAGGTATAATATTAATACGCCTTAGATCACTAATAATGTGTCTATACTTAGATAGAGCAAAACGAGTTAGCTCAGCACCAACTGTTAATTCGCATGCCACCCAATGACAATTTTTGTATCCCTTGAAATGTTCACCATCAAATGGTCTTAAATTCCAAGTTGCACAAAAATCATCCTTAGTCCTCATAGATGCAGATTCAGGAAATTGATCTTCTTCAACATCTGATTGAGGACTAAAAACATCGCCATTTATAGTCAAAGGGGGATCTAAGGGTAATCGCATCAATTCAGAAGAATATAATTTAAGTTCCTTAGCTATTAGACTAGATGGCAATAGACTATCATGGACATCAACAAAAGATTGAGCCTCGAACACATAACGAGAGTTTAGTTCGTCGACCACATCTAAATTTTTGGCCATGACAATCAACATATTATAAGTTTCATACTTAAAATATCGCGGTGAATCCACACCGACTTGAGGTAGAAGTTTTAATAAACCCCTGTCGCGTAACTTCTTTGAACTACGACGGAGTGTTCTAAATGAAAATTTAGTAAGTGCATTATACAAAAGATGGTGAAACACTTAAATCACCATCCAAGACATATTTGTTCGGCTGGTAAAACCGCAATAAATATCGCTAAACCTACATATAAAAGCCTTTATGAAAAATATAAACATGTAAAACTAACATCCAATATGGTATCCAAATATATGCATAATTTTGCTTTGCTCCGCAGGCAGTATTAAAACTGCCCATCCACTTTTATGAGGGTGTGGAATGGCCCTAAGACCTATAATGTGTGATCCATTCCTGGACCAAATCATCATAGGTTAAACCAAGCCGGGTACACAGAAATGTAATATTTGCTTCTTTAGCAATTTCTTTCATTTCTGATCTACGTTTCTCGTACACATCACGTCCATGGTTAAACCACTCGCGCAATGCGGTATCTATATTCAAAGCACACGCCATATCTTCAGTGTCAACCGATGATTTATCACGAAGATAACAATGCAATGATTTAAATATAGATTTATCAACTAATGCTCCTATATGACACTTTCTCTGATCACAATAAATAGATTTACGTTTTAAGAATTCAAAATCTTCTGGTTTGAGAAATCTAACTAACTCACTTTCTTTATCGGGCATAGTATAAATTTGACCGTATTCAGCTAAAAATTCGGACAAACCCTTGATACCAAATTCAGGTAAATCGGAATGCACAGATCCAATATTATCATCTCCATAAGTAATTAAATTTACATATTCCCTAAAGGGTTTACGTAAAGCAAAAGACTCTGGTTTAAATAATGTATAAAAATATGCACGCTGATTCAATGAACCACAGATACCATTTATAACAACCGTTAAAGAATTACCGGAAATATGAGTTCCCTCAGTAAGTCCTATTAAGTCACCATTAAAAGCAATTAGTGCGTAAACAATATCACCTGCCATTGCTTCCATTATAGTAATATCACTATCACAATATTGGCATGACTTAG